ACTATACTTAAACTTTTTATATAAGTCTTCTAATAATTTTACCGATGTTAATTTGTATTTCATATAAAACCTCTTGTATATACATATATAAGTATATACTAATTTATTATTTTAATCATTTTTTTTAACTTCTCAGCGTGTCCTACTGTATCCATTGTTCCTCGTGACTCAACTCCATCTGGTATAAAAGCCACTATAATATTTGAGTATTCTGCTATCTGTTTATTTCTTTTAAAGTAATTTGAAATGTAATATGGTTTACTATATTCTCCTCTTGGTCTAATACAGTGCATATTGTGACTGTAATGTGATGGTGGAAATTCTACATAATTCATATTAAACTCCAGAGCATACTTCTTAGCTAACCCATCAGCACCATCTCGCTGTCCACCACTTACTATTTCAACTTCATCTCCATACTTTTCTTTTATCTCAAATATTAAATCTTTTATTTTCTTTTTATCTGTATAGCCTCTACTTCCAACTATACCTATTTTAATCCTCGTAGTCATTCCTCTTTTGTCTTTTTGTTGGTTTATCTGATGTTATAAATTTTACACAATCATACAACTCTTTTAATCCATTTACAATACTTTTTTTATTTTTATATTGGTAAGTAAATCTAGACCAATTTGCCTGTTTTTCTTCTTTTGGTAAAATATCAAAGAATATAAATTCATCTGAAGTTACCTCAGTTCCTTCTTTTACTATTGTTTTGAAGTGTAACTTATCTTCCCATTTCATTAAAAAGTTTTTTAATTTTATAGTGTCACCCTCATCATACCACAGGTGTAATAAAATAAGAGACTGTAATTCTGAATAAACCTTAGTAATAGATTCCATTACATCATCTTCATATTCTGTATCAATAAAATCTGATAATTTTAATCGTACTCTCATAGTTCTTTGCATCATTTTACTCCTGAATCACAATGTTCTGTTTGATTAAATTCACACCATTTACAATTTTTCTTTGATGGTGTCTTAATATAAGTATGGTCTGTATTATATTCTCCATTAATAAATGACTGGTCTACAAATTGATTTAAATTAGTTATAACTTTATTAACACTTGGTTTACCACTAGCTGGACTGAACGTCTGAACTCTACGTTGAGGAAAGTCTAATCCCTCATACAATTTTCTCTTAACAATAAAATATTCAACATCAATCTTATCTACAGATATACCCTTTTCCGCACCATAGAAGTGTTTATATAAAAGTAGTTGGTCTGTCTTAGTCTTGTCAGCCTTTTGCCATTTGTTCCAACCCATTGTGGATGTTTTAATATCTATTATTTTATACCTATCTCGTACTTTATCGTATATAACGACATCCATATATCCAATGAATTTAATATCATTTGGTAGGTCATAGTTTATTGGAACTTCTATACCAACTAAATCATATCCTCTTTTACTAAAATATCTATTTCTGTTTTTCTTGAACCACTCTAATATAATCAATCCATGTGAATAAAACTCTTCCATATCCTTTTGTTCACAGAATATTTCTCCACCATTTTTTTTCATTATCTGTTGGTAATTACGTTTCATTCTTGTCAACAACATTTTTTTCAATGGAAGAGCATCAGCCATCTTAGCGGTATCATTATACATTATAGTAAGATATGTCTGAAGAACTTCATGCATTGAAGTACCGAACATAGTATGTATACTATCTGTCCATACACCTTTTTTCTCTATATAATTTAACTTCCATTTATATGGACAACTTACCCATTGATTATACTGACTATAACTTATTTTCTTCATCAATCCATCCACTTTCCGTGATTAATTAAATGGTATAATCTATGTGTAAACATCTCCCATACCAAGCCAACTAAGGTATCTGATTCATAGACACCAGCTTTACAAATATAACTGTACACTATTTACCCCACTTACCATTCTTTACGATAGTAGCCATAATACCATAGTTACTCACGTCCAAGTAAGCATCTTCTAACGGTTCATCTTTTACTGCAGTCTCTCTATTGTTCATCAACAGAGTTTTTACTCTTTGTAATTTATCATTCATACGAAACCACAAGCCAGTAAGAGATAAGTGTACCTCTTCTTTAGTTTGTAGTTGTGTACCTACTGATATATTACCAGGACCGTAATCATGCTGTTTATGTAAGAATAACTCGTATTGTTCTCGTTGTAACTTACGAAACTCAGCAGTCATTTCAGGCCACTCTTTTTCCATTTTAGTTATTACATCAGAAACTTTTTCTGAATTAAGGTTTTTGGTATCTTTTATAACCTTCATATTTCTCTCCAATTTATATCTAAATATACACAGAAAAGTGTATACAAGTCAAGTACTTTTTTTATAAATTTCCTGAATTAATACTACCGACAACGTTGAGTCCTGCAGCTTTTATCTTACGTTCTTCTATTCCCCATTTTCTACCTAATTCACCTAGTTCCATCATTCCACCCTCTGTAAGCATTAGCATATCTATAGCATCTATAGCTTCTTTTCTACTAGATTCGTCATTGTTTCTCATGATATTAATTAACCATTCTGGATAGTCCATACTATTTCTCCCTTTTGTGTATTTTAACCAACGTTTACCTTTTGGTAAAACATTAGTGTATAACTTATACAACTCTTTTGGTTTTAAGTTATACTTTTGTAATTCATTTACTAGTTCAATCCACTCTGGCTTCATAGATAGAAATCTATTTACCATATAATTTGACCAAGATTTTTTATCTTCATCAGATATCTCATCCCAATAATTAGGATTTTGAACTGTTGTTATCTGATTTATGTGGTCGAACAGACTTTTCTTTTTTACCAAAGATTTTTTCCCACTTCTTTTCCCACTCATCTTGAGTTATACCTCTCCGTAATTTATCACCCTTACCAGCACCAGTATCTTTACTCATTACCTTTTGGCATCATTTTGTCTGGCACTTTACCACAATTACCACAACTGAATACTTCAATTGGTATTAGAGCTTCTTGACCTGATGGTGACATTAAAGCAGATACTCGTCTTATAAAGTAAGACTTTATAAAAGAATAATTACCACAATCATCACAAGTTAGAGATTCAGTATCTTCAATATGTAACTTTTTCTGTGGTGGTTTTATCGGTTTCATTGGTTTTGTACTCATTTTATTACCCCTAGTAATTCTATTAACATTGCCATAGCATTTATTTCTTTATCTGGTACTTGACCATCTGACAATTCATATCTTGCTATAATTAAAATACATTCTGCTACATGACCTTTACCCCAACCATCTACCTCATCATACAACAATCTAAATAAGTCAGCAAAGTCTGTAATCTTATTATCTAGTAGAAGTTGTCTTATGTCTTTAAATGCATTCTTTTTGTTTTGTGTTTTTAAAATCTTTAACAACTTTAATTTATAATCGTTCTGTATAATACTTGTGGTATCTAATTTTAGTTTACCCTTAACTACATTTCTTTGAGATGCATTGATAACTCTACGAATATCAGGATAACCACTATTTATCAGAACCTTCAAATCTTTCATATCAGACATAACGTTCTCTTTTAATAATATGTCATGTATATGTATAGCCACTTCCTTCTTTGATGGTGGTACTATCTGAAAAGATTGACACCGTGATTGTATCGGGTCAATGATTCTCTCCACGAAGTTACAAGTTAGAATGAATCTACAATGTTTAGAGAAAGTCTCCATAAGGTTACGAAGAGCCGCTTGTGCATTGGGTGTGATGTAATCACACTCGTCCAAGATTATAATCTTGTAATCTTTGAAACCCATTGTGGAGGCAAAGTTTTTAACCTTTGTCCTAACAGTTTCTACATTGTTTTCATCAGAAGCATTGATGTATAGATAATCACATTCTATGTTCTTGACTAGTATTTTAGCGAGAGTGGTTTTACCTGTACCGGCTTTCCCAAATAATAAAAGGTGTGGTAAGTCTCCACTCTCAAGGTAAGCAGACACTTTACTTTTAAGGTGGTCATTCCCAATGTAAGTGTCTAGGTTATCTGGCCGATACTTTTCTACCCATAATGTATTACTCAAATTTTTCTCCATATCCAAATTGGTTCACAAAATGTTTTATCTTTAGTTTCTTCTGCTTTCTTTAAAGCTTCTTCTGTATAATCTTCTGATTTGGCTGTACCAGCTCCGCCACTATTTGGTCTTTTTGCCAGTTCCATTCCAATACAACCTTGATATTCTGAATCAGTAAATGTTGATAAGAAATTATTCATTGGATTGCAAATCTCTAACCAACCTCTATCAGTGCTCCACTTAGAATTAGTATAAACATCTGATATGTTTACTAATAAGTATCCACCACTTTTTACAGAACACCATAAATTTTTCAAAGTTCTCTGTAAGAATTGTTCATTCCATTCATTAATCTCTTTATACTTTACCCAACTTTGAGTATCATCATAACTATACCGTTCAACATTAAAGTAGGGTGGTGATGTAAATACAGTATCAAAAGTGTCTTTATATTTTGTAAAGTCAACTTCTTCAGCTGGACTACAAATAAATTCTACTTTTTTCTTGGGTTCAAACATTGACCTATGTGTATCATAGAACTCTGATTGTTCATTATATATTGGATGATTCTCTTTACGAGGATCGATA